ATAAAGATTAAAACAAGTTTCTTATTATTATCTTTTCATCTTATCTTATGCGAGGATGTTGTCTACGCGGAAGATACGGTAGTACTGGTTAGTACGTGCAGTAGCAAGACCGTCAGATGCAGTGTCGCCAACATACGGGTTAGATACCATACCATAACGAGTCTTAAACCCGATACGTGGTTGGAAATCATTCTCGCCAACAGCGCGAACCATCTGTAAAGGAACATATGGGCAGTAGAAAATACCAGCGTCATATGGGTTAGTACCTTTATAACCAACAGTAACGTAGTCACCAGTGGCGTATGGATCGATATACACTTTAGTGCGACCGTTAAGAACACCAGCAAAAGTGTTACCAGTATCGTCTACGTTCAAGTTAGCAGAGATAGCAGGAGTGTAATCAAGCATTCCAGCGGCAACAAGAGCAGTTGCTACGTCAGAAGAACAGATTACTACGTTACCTTTACCGCGACGAGTTTCTTTAGCGATAGTGTTGCTTTCACGCTCGATCTGTACTAACAGACCTTTGAACTTCTCTACGCTCCAACGACCGTCTGCATCAGTTGACAAGTCAAAGATACCAGCAGTTTGTACGTTAGAAGTCAAAGCACCGATCTTCGCTTGACTGTTGATAGTACGAACGATTTCACGGTTGATTTCAGCAAGGATCTCAGTGCTAAGAATGTTAGCAAGTTCAGTTTCAGCGTCCAGACCGTGGATTGCTTTCAGGTCTTGTGCCAATTCTAAAGAGTACTCTGCTTTCAGAGCGCGAGACTTAGCAGTTACAGTTGCTTTCTCAATGGTGAAACCCATTTCAGCAAATGCAGAACCGGTGTTACCAAGTGCTTCAGCATCAGCAGTAGGCATAGCGCCGCCAACAGCAGGAACATAAGTAGCACCAGAATCGGCAATGCTTGAGTCAACATTAGTGTCAGTTGCGCCTACTAGACCAGAAGCACCACGTCCATCAAGAGTAGCAGATGAATCGCCAGAGAAACCAGTTACTGCTTCGCCGAACAATGCTTCGTCACCAGAAGTAGCGCCAGCACGAGTAGTCTTGTACTTGCTCTTCATAGCGAAGATAAGACCAGTAGGACCAGTCATAGGTTGAACACCAGCAAGATCGTATGCCATCAAGTTAGGCATAGCACGACGAACAAGTGCAATCAGAACAGGGTTCCAGTTAGCAGTGCCAGTAACACTAGCATTTGCGTTAGCGGGGGTTTCGTTCAGCATGTTGCTTTCTTCGAGGAATGCTTTCTCTTGGTTCTCAAGGATAGCGGCAGTTACTGACCGACGGTGATTGTCTTGGATAGAACCAGCAGACTCTTCGTTCAGAACTGGACTCCATTTTTCGATAAGTTTATCGTATGATTGTTGCATTTGTAATACTCCTAGTATTTACTTGTTAGATTTTTTAATTGCGGTTAGGTACTGTTCCATCACTGAACCAGATACCGGTGCAGTTTCTTCAGCAGTCCAATCTTCGTTGATTTCTTCTTCAACAGTTGCTACGTCTTTCTTAAAGTAGGACTCTTTAACAGTCTTTACTTTGTGCGCGAAAGATTCAGCATCTTCGAAGTCGAGTGATTCAACTAGACCTTTTAACTTCTCAACCTGAGTGTCAGCAAGATCGCCGGCATGTTCGCGAATAATCGCTTCACGCTGAAGAGTCTCGACTTGCTCAGACATTGCTATGGCAGAACCAGTTTGAGCATTAAGTTTCTCTTCTAACTCAGAAACTTGCTCTGCTAGTTCGTCAACAAGATTCACTTTAGACTCAGGTACTTCGATGTAAGATTCTACGAACAAGTCTTTCAGACTAGTCATAAAGTTCTCAGCAATTTCAGTACGCAGACCAGATTCAACAGCAATCTGATTTTCAGTCATCCAGTTCTCAACTACGTAGTTAAGATATGAATCTACTTTCTCAACTAGGTCACTGCGAGTTGCCTCGAGTTCTTCGTCAAGTCGTGATTGGTATTCATCTTCAATTCTTTCAACTTCTTCTGAAAGTTTTGAACGAATAGCAGTGTCAAAGATTACAGCAGTTTTCGCTTTAAACTCATCTGATAAAGTTTGCTCTGATTCAACAAGATCATTCAACTCGTCAGTTACAGAAAACTCAGGCAGTTCAACTGCGTCTGAAACTTCCATATCTTCAAAGTCTTCTTGCATCTTCTCATACTGTGCATTTAGGTCTGCTTTCTTCATAGAAGATAACTTACCATACATAGCATTTAGCAAACCTGCTTTGGTCTTTGGTGCAGGATCTTGTTTAGTATTATCACCCTTACGTGCTGGTGCTTTAGACTTAACGCCATCTTCTGCTTTATCTACGGACGCGATTGCATCTGCTTCGGTGCCTACTGGCATTTGTTGAGCACTTCCTTCCTCTAATGATGACTCATCAATAGGAAGTTCAACATTCATATCAACTTCTGACATTTTGTAACTCCTTAATAGTTTGACTTGAGTAATGAGAGGAAATTCTTGTACTCCCGAACCTGCGTCTCATAGAGATGCTTTTTCGGAGCAGTTCTTATTTCTGTCTCCATATTTTCAATTACTTGAGAAGAGAGGATACCATTGTTCCATACCCAGTCAACGCCCTCCATGATACCATTAACAAATGCTGATGGTGCCGATGGATCTTGTACGATGTCAACAGTATTTAACATAAAGTCATCTTTAACGTACATAACGCCATTTCTATTCTCAAGACTACCCATACCACGAGTTGACACACCTAGTTGAACGCCACCTTCGAGAAGACCTTTTACAATCCTACCCATGGGAGTATCCAATATTTGTGCCTTTCCAACAACATCATTACCTTCCCATTGAAGGTCAGTAATGAGGTGTGAAACTTTATCAAGATTTACAGTCGGACCTTCGGGATGATTCAACTCACCAACCGCTCGCTTCTGACTTACTTGTTCTTTGACGTATTTATCTACAGCACGTTCCATAATCTGCTTGGGATAAATACGACCATTTCTATTCTTTTGTTCTGCCGACATAAAGATGCCTTCAATGACAAACTTCTTCTCACCTTGTGCATTCTTTTCGACAATGCATTGTACATCATTCTCTGTGTATTCAGTGATCAGTTTCATTACATTTCCTTGGCAAATGCTACGCCCATCTTTTCCGCTTCTTTCTGCGAACGATAGGTGTCGAGTTTTTCACCATCAATAAAGACGGTAAATCCTTTGGCATCTTTGTGAATCATTACCTTCACTTTGCCAACCTTCTTATCGAAGACGTGTTCGCCCGGAGGCATCTTAGTCTTCGCTTCTCTAATTTCTTTGAATGATCTCATTTATACTGTTCCAAATCTATGATGAACATATTAAAACTACCGAACACTTTAATACGTTCTCTACTTATCGCCAGTAGATGTTTCCACTGTGCTTTTGTCCAATTAGTATCAGACTCGATAATAATTGCGGTTTTCGCATAAGGTGTAAACTTAGTCAGCACATCATCAATTCTTTTTGTTCCTGAAGTCTTATAGACAGGAAAGAATCTCTGAAGTAATACATAATCATAATACGTTTCACAATTATGTATTTTAAAATCATCTTTTAGTATATCATTGCATTCGTAATCGACGTTTACTTTCCACGAATCACGTACACACTTAAAGTGGTCAACTTGTTCTTCCCACTCTACTGTAGATAAATGTAACTTCTTACCTAGTTGATTATTAACAAACTCAAGAAAGGCAGGTCCTACACCAATATCTAGGTATATTCCCTCTCTGTCAAATGATAATAATCTCTTATACAGTAACTCATTAAACTTAATTTGATTACGCATGTTCTTAGCATTCATATACTGAACAGTACTAAGATGCATAGGATCTGCAAACAGTTCCTTGTGCTTCATTACGTAATAAAGATGGTCCTCTGATGCTTTATCAATGACCACTTCAAGTTTTTTATCTACTAGCATTTATTTATACTTATTAGTATTTATACTTCGTCAGCGAAGACGGCATCAAAGGTGGCATCAAAGGTGGCATCAAAGGTGGCATCAATCTCATCGTCGCCCGCTTCTTCATCAATCTCATCGTCGCCCGCTTCTTCCCAAGTCTCTGCCTGTGCGTTGAAGATTTCGTCCGCAATCTTCAACTTCGCTTGATCCAGAGTATCTGCTAGTCTGTCTCCGATCAAATCATTAAATTGTGACTCTGCTGAATTAAAGTCTTGTGCCTTTATTGCATCAATTAAATCAGCGATAGGTTCAGAACCAGTCTCGATAGGTTCTGCTTGTATTTCATCAATAATCACGTCTTCATCTGCCATACTATTCTCCAAAGTTTATCGTTTACTTTTCTTGTGTTGTATCTATGTCTTTCTTAACTGGCGTTGCAGGTGCGGCAACTGGTGCTTTAGGAGCAGGTGTTTTAGGTGCTGGTTCTTCTTTCTCGTCTTCTGCACTTGGTCGCCTGTCAACAATCTCATCATCGCTAACTTCAGCGTCAATTTCTTTTTGCATATCTTTCATATCGTCTTCGCTTAACTGAAGTACATTACGCATAACCCAATCTTTAGAGAAGTATTCACCAACATACTGTGTTACTTCATTCATTAAACCAACACGTTCACGAAGAATTTCCATTTCCTTTAGTTCGGTGAAGTGGTTGTCCTTCATGAAATCTACATAGATGTCATCTTTCCACTCTTCCCAGTCTTGCTCAGTAATGACACCCTTGAGTAATAACTGCTTGCGTAAGATATTCATGAACAGACCAGAGAATCTGCGTCTCAGACGATCAATGAACTTTTGGAACTTAACTTCGTCTCGTGAAATCTCAGTACTACGACCCAATGAGAATTGTGCTTCTTGCTCTAAGCGACTCACAGGAACGTTCAATGAACGATACAAACGCTTCTGAAAGTAGATAACATCATCAATCTGTCCAAGATTCTCACCGCCAGGCAGTGTACTAATCTCAGTCCCACGACCGCCTTCAC